CCCCTACATTGATCATCAGAGTGCGCCGACAATTCCTAGTGACTGGGGTGGGCATGGGATAGACATGGAGTTTGCACAGGACTTCTACAACTTCCTCATGCAAGATAACTTAGTAGTGCTTGGCGGTAATGATAACGACGGAAAGGTTCACCCCCTAGCTATTAATGGTGCCGTAACATTACCATTTGCTAACTGGGGAAGTTCAGCGGCATGGGTGGCACGCAAAGACCACGCACATAACTACTGGACACTTTTCAGCCGCACATCAGGTGCAAAGCTTAGATTTGGTTTCAATGAAGACATGACAGCGCCAGCCCGGGCTTCTGTACCTGAACTAGTAGATATAAAGATTACAGACTACTGCGACCACAATTGTCCTTGGTGCTACCAAAGCTCGTCTGTTGACGGTAAACATGCTGATTATATCCACCCAATTACAAAGGCACTAGGCGAGCTAAAAGTCTTTGAAGTTGCGCTAGGTGGTGGCGAGCCAACCCTACATCCTAGATTTACCTCAATACTCCGAGACTTTCAATATTGCGGTGTAGTGCCAAACTTCACCACCCATAAACTAGCTTGGCTTCGTGATGATAGCCTGAGACAAGAGGTTCTTGCATCCTGTGGTGCATTCGCATACACTCCAGATAATATAGAGCAAGCACGAGCACTATGCTCTCTAGTAGACGTACATGAAATTAACCCACGGCGAGTATCAATACAACTTATTGCTGGATTTTGGGAAGGGCCAGTCTTTGAGAAACTTCTTAGTCTAGCCCATGTTCACAATATTGGTGTTACACTTCTAGGCTATAAGGCTACAGGTCGTGGTGCTAACTATAGATACCAACCGACACGTGAAAGCCTCGATGAAATGTGGACGGTAATTCTTAAGTTGCGAGCAGTGTATGGTGCTCCGCGAATTTCCATAGATACCGTACTGGCCGAGCAGCTAAAAGATAAACTTGTAGAGACCGAGATTCCGCACTGGCTATACCATACGAGTGATGGTACATTCTCCTACTACATTGACGCCGTAAGTAAAAAGATAGGACCGTCGTCTTACTGTCCAACTTATCGACTTATTGATATGAGCGCGGACTTAACGGCGCAAATAGCACGAGTATTTTAATATAATGGATATTACATCAACAAGTTGGATTGAGTACGGCTTGGGTCAGAGCGCTACCCCCTTTGCGTGCGCAAAGGAAAAAGCACTATCCTGGTATCGCTTTATAATATCGGTAATCTACTCCGGACAATATGATGATGTAATAGTAGGTGAGTTAAGAGAGGGAGTTCTTGCACAAATGAATGATGAAGTGCGTGCCGAGTTTGATAAACTAGTACAAAGTGGCTAAGTGTAAGCATAATAGCCTTAAACTAAAAGAACCATATGTGAAGGGTGAGCCCATGATCTTCATATGCCTAGACTGCGATCAAGAAATTACAAGAAGCAAGCACAAGAGAGGGGCAAAATGACTCACCAATATCCTGAATCAGTTAATATTCTTGGCGTAAATTACGCTATAGCGTATCACGACAATCCTGCGGAGGTAGACATATATAAACGCGAGTCGTTATGGGGGCAAATAGATTACTGGACACGTACTATTCGCATCTATGATAATGAACGTCCCAAGCAGGATGTTTGGCAAACGATTCTTCATGAGGTAATGCATGGCATTATGAATATGTTACACTTGAACAAGCTGCATGATGACGCTGCGCATAGTGAAATGGATTCATTAGCACTGGCTCTCACGGATGTATTTGTAAGAAATGGATGGTTGGTAGGAGTGCGGGAGGATGACGCGGATGACGTGGAAAGAATCTAGCATTTCTTGGACAGATTACTCAGGTGGTGCCGCAAACTTTGTGTTGGGCTGTACGCCTATATCGTTGGGATGCAAGAACTGTTATGCTCATCGTAATTTCAGGCGGTTTGGCAAAGACTTTTCCAAGGTAGTTTGTAGTCCAAAGAAGCTCAGGGGACTAGCTAGTACCAGATTTCCAGTATTCAGCCCTAAGCGTGGTGCACCACATAAACCCATGGTGTTTGTAGTAAACATGGGAGACCTCTTTCACACATCAGTTACAGACGAGTTTCTCTTAGATGTGTTTAGAATGTTTCAGGCTCGCCCGAATGTAGTTTGGCAAGTACTAACAAAACGCGCAGATCGAATGCGACGATTCATACTTAAGTATCTAGCGCATCCCTATAGTGAATTTGGACGCTGTACCACAAAGCATCCCTGGCCCTTCCCTCATGTCTGGCTTAACGTGTCAGTAGAGTCACCACAGTATCTCTGGCGAGTTCGAGAATTGCTAGACACACCAGCCGCTATACGGGGTGTAAGTTTAGAACCACTACTTGCTCCCGTAGATTTGCGACCTTGGATGTTTGATGGTATGGGGCATGATAATCACCCCAAATATAAAAGGTATGAGTACCCCACGGGTGCAATTGACTGGGTTGTTGTTGGCGGCGAGTCAGGTCCAAATCATCGCGCCTTTAATAAACAGTGGGCAATAGACATTCGTAATCACTGTATCGGCCATACACCATTCTTCTTTAAGCAGTCTGCCGGTCTCTACCCCGGTACAGACCCTACGCTTAATGGACAAATCTATCAGCAATGGCCAGGATATAAAGCAATTAGACACAATAACTGGACACAATAATTGGACACCTTGCTAATAAAAAGGAAAGCACAACATGACAAGGCGCAACGTGGCAGAGTCAAATTGGTTACGGTGCGAGCAATGCACGCACTGGCATTACGTAGATGGTATGGCATGGCATAGCAGGCAAAACAGACCTATTAATGGCATCTGCGTTAACCCAGAGTCAGATCACTGTGGCCATGTACTTGATAGACAGCACCATATTTGCAACCCAGACCATTACCTTCCGTTAGTTAAAGCTCGCTGGTGGGAAAAATAATGTCATGGCAAGCAACACTAAGCATAATTAAGAAGTCAATAAGGGCTGAAGGCTGGCGAATACTCTACAAGGACCTAGAAAAAATCAGGACACCAGATGGCATACGTGCTGTTACAGAATCCATTGACTTTGTTGGTAGAATAATCTATCTCCCCAAGGCGACACAGGGCACAGAGGAAACCCTGCAACAATTGGCAGATGTGTGGTTGAGCATACAGGGTGTTATTGCGTTTGAGAATCGAATGAAATCAACAATTAATGAAAGAACTGATGAGCCCAAGGAAATAACAGCAATAACACTACCGCTCTCTCTATTGGACAAAAACACAAAAGTGTGCTATGATGACGGATAGTATTAGTCATATAGCAAAAAGGAGAGATTGGTAAGTGCTTAGAATACTTTGGCATTCCAATGCGGTTTGGGCAAGAAGTGGTTATGGTGGTCAGAGCAAGATAAATGGTGAAGCGATAGCACAACTGGGTCATACAGTACATTATAGCGCTAACTGGGGACTACAGGGTTCCATAGTTGACCTCGATGCGAATACGAAGGTTTATCCGTCGCTACGTGCTGAATCTGGTGATGACCTATTACTTCCCAGTCATGCCGAAGCCATGAAGGCTGATATTGTTATTACTCTATATGATGCTTGGACTTTTGATCCAGTAATTACAAAGCAGTTTTGTTGGATTCCATGGTTGCCAATTGACATGGATAGAATATCAAAACAGCACTATCAGGCATTAGCACCGGCATATCGGGTAATTGCATTCACGCGGTATGGCCAAAAGAAGCTTAAGGAAGTAGGTATAGAGTCAAGTTATGTTCCCCACTCACTAGACACTCGTATATGGCGACCACTTGACAAAGCCGAAGCCCGTGAAGGCCTTGGTTTTCCGCCTGATAAATTTATAGTATTAGTAACGGCAATGAATAAGGGCTACCCAGCGCGAAAGGCATTTCCCGAGATATTATGGGCGTGGAAAGCATTTGCCGAGGGTAAGAAAGATAAAGTTCTGCTTCACTTCCACTCTAATGATGGCCCTGCTATCGGTGGCCCCAGTATCAGGGGAATGGCCAGCGAACTAGGCATTACGCCCGAGACACTTTCTATTGCTGATCAGTACTCGTACTTTCTGGGTTACAAAACATCCTATATGGTTGGACTTACTAACGCGGCTGATGTGCTACTTCTTCCCAGCTATGGTGAAGGATTTGGGATTCCCCTCATCGAAGCGCAAAGCGTAGGCGTACCTGTAATCACCAGCGACTTTGGCGCTATGAAGGAACTATGCAATGCTGGTTGGTTGGTAGAGGGGCAGCCCTTTCTTAATGTGTTGGCCGGTTTTTACCAAGTCCCCTTCATTGACAGTATTGTGGCTGCACTTGAGGAATCATATAAGTGCCGCGGTGATACTAGCTTGTCGGAACAGGCTATAGAAAGTATGAAGCAGTATGATATTCGTTATGTTACCCAAGAGCATTGGACACCAGTGTTAGATGAGATTGAAGAGTCTTTGAGTACCGGTGGCGAGCTAAATCTCTTTGAGGGGCTAGAGTGATAGACTTCATATTTATGCGTAAAGCATTAGTTACAGATTTCACCATAGCTTCCGGTGTAATGTCTGTTTTCATTCTCTTCTGGTTAATAGGTAAAGTAGCACGCCGGTTGTTCACCAGTGAGTAAAATACTTCTCCTTAATCCTCCCGTCCATCACTACACAGGTTTTCAGTTTAAGATTAACCCCACTCTTGGCCTAGCTATTATAGCGTCACTATTGGATACAGCAGGACACTCAGTGAAGGTAATAGACTTAGAAGCTGTCGGAATAACGCCCAATAAACTACATGCCTACTTTAAAAATAACAAAGATAATTGGCCAGACATAGTAGGATTTACTGCGTTATCAGTAGCTGCGCGTGGATGTAAAGAATCTATCAGTGCTATACGTGCAGCAGGATACAATAAAAAAGTTATGGTTGGCGGTATATATGCTACGCTATCCCCACAAGAGCTGATAAACGAGGGCGCTGACTTAGTTGTTACGGGTGAATGTGAGGGGAATATTGTTGAAGTAGTAGATAATGATATTGTTGGTGTAGTAAGCGGTACAGCAGCACCTATTGCAGATATTCCCATACCTCTTTGGAATAAGCATGTTCCCACAATCAATACCTACCAGGGTAATCAACCTCATATTGGCTGGCCCGAAACCGTAACCATGTTTACACGCGGATGTCCACATCGTTGTATCTTCTGCGTAACCGGTGATACACGTATAGAGACGCTTGCAGGTAGTAAAACCATTATTGAAATTAGCAAGGGTGACGAGGTGCTTACCGCCAATGGTGTAGCTGCTATACAAGACAAGCAAATACTAAAAGCTACAAACGGTCTTATAGAGATAAATGTCCAAGGTATGTTTAACAACTTAAGACTTACACCAGACCATAAAGTATTAGCCATTCGATATAAAGCACTTAACCGTATGGCCTCGGCAGCCAATGTAAAACACCGACCGGCATGGATACAGGAAGAGACGCCGCATTTCGTGCAAGCCGGTAAGTTACAGAAGGGTGACTTTTTAATTGCCCCCTATCCCACTAAAACTGTTCCAACCCACTATTCTGAAAGTGACTTTGAGCTTTTCGGACTATATATAGCAGAGGGACATATAAGTAAACAATTGCATCGCAAGAATTACTATATGCTTGTATTAACTTTATCAGCTCGTGAAGGGGCTTTGGCTAACCATGCATTAAAACTACTACGTAAATTCCTTGCAACAGATAAGGGAAGCATCTATCATAATCAGTGCAACAATACACTACAGGTTACAATAGGAGGGCGCAATAAGATTCTATGGTTTAGGGAAACGTTCAGAACAGGCGCAAAACACAAGACACTTCCACCTTGGGCGCTTTTAGCACCTAGGGCACATCAGATTGCCCTACTACGAGGTATGTTTTGGGGTGACGGACATAATTCCCATAGCGGCATTCGTTACACAACCGTATCACGAGTTCTTGCAGAGCAATTGCGACTGATACTATTGCGTACAGGCGGTGTTCCTAATCTTTTTCAGACTCCTGCCAATAAACGACCTAATCAGATACAAGGACGAACTGTAAATGTAAGTGATACTTACGTTGTTACCCTATTTGGACCGGTAGCCGATGAAATGCGTCATGAGTTCAATTGGGTTATTCGTAACGATAGTGCTAACCGGCGTTTTAATCGAGCTTATAACGTAGCGGGCAAGGGTTATGCGCTCTATCCTATTCAAGCTATTAACAAAACGCCGTATGAAGGTGTAGTGTATGACTTAACTACTAATGGAACATTTGTTGCAAATGGAGTGGCTATCTCGAACTGCGCCAATACTATATTCGGACACCAACCCATTAGGTTTCGACCGCCCGAGAACATTGAGCAAGAACTTAGATTCGACAAGGACCAGTTTGGAATTCAGTCACTGTTTGTTTATGATGATGAACTCTTTGGCTGCAAGTACTCAAGTGGTTGGTTTGCGGAAGTGATGGAGCGAATAACACCACTAGAACTCACGTGGAAAGCACAGGGTCGGTGCTCGGAGCGCTATGTAACCTCCGATGTTTTAGAAAAAGCATACGCAGCCGGTTGTCGTGCTATCATGTGGGGCATTGAAAGTTTCAGTCCTAAAGTCCTAGATGCTATAAAGAAAGATACAAAAGTTAGCGACATATGGGCAACTCTTAAGCGAGCCAAAGCCGCAGGTATTAAAAACTGGGCTTTCACAATGATTGGTAACTATAAGGAGACTGAGCGTGACTTGGCCATAACAGCTGCCGCTCTAGAGAAAGCTAAGGGTATGGGGTTAATTGACTGGCGTCAAACTACTATCGTTACTTCGTGGCCGGGAACAGAACTGTGGGATATTCAAGAACGTGAGGGTTGGCTGACACCGCCACCTGATACAGGACCGCAGACACAGCAAGTATATGCCGATACACCTTGGTTAACTAAAAAACAGATGTTATATTGGCTGGGAAAGTTTTCTACCATTTGTTAGTTAAAGGAGAGAATATGAGTGATAATATCCTCGTAACAGGTTCGGCCGGGTTCTTTGGTGAATGGGTAATACCGGCACTGGAGGGAGCAGGGTATAATGTTATACCATACGATATTGTAGACGGTGATGATGTTGGTAATAGGAGACGTCTAGCCGGCAGACTGCGCTCCTGTCTTGGTGTTGTGCACTTAGCTGGTGTGGGAATGTTGGCTAAGGGACAAGACTACGGATGGCATCACGCCACCATTTACGAAACGTTTACAAGTACATTTCTGACATTCGTTGCGAGTCGAAGTGCCACCCACTTTATTCATATGTCGTCTGGTGCTATCTATGGGTTTGGACCCGAGCAAATGAATGGTTGGCTTACAGAGAATGATATGCCAATAAGTGAGTTATTGATCCCCGACACTCAAGCGCGAATAGATATGCTCAATGCGTACTCGAAAAACAAATGGGAGATTGAAGAGTACTTAAGCAATGCCGACTTGAAAACAAAAGTTGCAGTCTCTCTGCGCGTAAACTGCATCGAGCCTCATAACGCGGGTGCAGTACAACGCGGTGATCATTGGGGCTGGTGGTGCTCGCAGCGGTTAGTATGTGATGCTATACTGGCTGGGTTGCGGCGGCAGGAATCTGGTTTCTTTCCTGTAAATGTAGGCGAGGATAACCCTAACCTTGACAAGGAAAACTTAACGGAGCTTTTACGCTCATGACAAATAAAGAGTGGTTGCTGTGTGCTATTGACATGGCCGGATACGACGGTGTATCGCTGCGACAACTCGAAGTAATAATGTTTCTTATCTACCACGATAGCCCAATATACCTTCGGGGCGAGGGAAGCAAGGATACATTACCTGAATTAAACTTTCGTCCCGGACTGTTGGGCCCTATCAGTTACGATCTACGCGATATGCTCAGAATATTGGTAGACAAGAAATTAATTCAGACAAAAATGCTCTACGAGGGAGACACAGTTCTTCTCTACACAATGTTATACTTTGTAACTAATGCGGGACATCATAGAGCTCTGGGTATACGCGGAAGGTATTTGGCCCGAACATTCACTGTACGAACACTCGAAATTACTTTCCCTATTACTTGGCTGACAAAGTTCCGTATAGTGCTAAAAGAAGTACAATCACAACAATTCTTGAAAGTAATTAAGGCACTTAGTCATAAGTACCCGAACTTTGCATCACCACTTTTCAGTGTGAACTAGAACTACTACAATTTATTCCTCATTATAACTACTACCATTTCTGTAGTAGTTATACCTATTCTACTACTAAGTTAAGGAGATAAATGTTTATCTGTGATAAAGCCGGTTGTAATGTAAGAGTAGATGAATCCGAAGTAATTGAGGTGAGCAGAGATGGTAGTTATTTTCACTTCTGCTGCTACGCCCATCTCTACGATTGGGCCAAAACCCAAATGTATAATGAGTCAGGCTTAGGCGATAATACCCTCAGTATAACAATATATCAAGCAAGGCGTTTTAGGAAATGTCCCATTAACTGGCATATATCTAATTACTTTGCGAGCAGGGAATAGGCGAAATGATTACTGTTAAGTGTCCCAATTGTCAAACAATGATGGATGCGTATGACCCTAAGAACTGGCCCGGTCGTGAACCTGATGCTGAGTGTCCGAATTGTGGCGCGCTAGTAACTAGTTTGGGAAATGGAAGCACCTTTGCTCGTACTGGGGTAGGCTTCGTAGCGGTCTTATCTACACCTATTGCGCAAGAGGACCTTCATCAATGACACACATACTTCTTAACCCAACATGGTCATGTGTAAATAAGTGCGCTTATTGTTGGCTTAATAGCACTATAAGGAAAAGACCTGAACTATTAAATGCCAAGACTCGACCATTTGACGACTGGCTAAGTGCTGTTAAAAGAGAGTTAGTTAAGATAGAAACTACCACTGGTCGCACACCACTCGTCATAGATATTGCCGGCGGCGAACCATTTCTTCTTCCCTGGATTGTAGAGTTCATCGCGCACTTTCCTGAAGTACCCGTTGGTTTATCTACTAATGGATTACCTGATCACGTACTTCAATTGGTGCGAAGGCCCAAGTTACCCAACCTAATATCAATCAATATGAGCTATCACCCCGGCACAACAGAACGCTACCCTGACTACGAGCAATTCTTTCGCAATAGAGTACTAGACATTTTAGGTACTGGATACCCGCTGCATATAAGCGCTGTAGGTTATGGAGAGGGCGCACGGCTTGTACGCGACCTAGCTGGTTGGGCAACAGACATAGGAATTGACGTATATGTATCTCCCTATGAGGATATGGCTATGTTGGCAGATAAACAAGAACAAGGTCTCGTGTGTAAAGGTGGAATAAACCATATCGTGGTTGCGCCTGACGGCACTTCATGGCCCTGTCTCTCTACCTTGCGTTCACCATTCTGGCGCGAGTCAATATTGGGAAACTGGCTAGATGATAACATTGATATAAGCAAGAAGGAACAACCATGCCATATCTACTGCGTGGATTATTACTTTCTCAAACATCACCATAGAGATGGTGACATGTGGGGCGTGGAGGCACGAGAAGCATGAGAATAGGAAACTTGGAGGTTACTTTTGAGCAACTACAACAGGCGCTCGGCTTACCGTCGGGTACGAGAATAGTCAGCATTGATTGTGGCGCACGAGAATCAGCTTGCCGGGTAGTGCATATCTATGTAGAACATCGGGCACTTAGTGATATTCAGAGTACAACCATACCGCGCGTAATACACAAAACCGTTTGGCATAATACGGATGGTACAAGAGCGTGATAATACTACTCGTCCACTATAATCCTCAGCATTACGGTGGCGCAGAAAGTAATCTGCACGACCAGGCCAAGGCACTCACGCTTGCTGGTCACACCGTCATAATTGAGCATAAAGACCCAGTGGCAGCATATGAAAAGCACCAGCCAGATATAGTACACTTTCACACTATTCATCTTGGCATAGGCGTAGGTATACTCACGTGGGCACAAAATCTAGGTATCCCTCATTGCATCAGTATGCATGATTACTGGCCCTTTAGCCGCAACAGACTACTAATCATTGACTTCGATCAGTCCTGTCCCGGTGTCACGGGAGTCTGCGATAGAGATTGTATACGCTTTAACAATTGTCCGTATGGCCCAGCGCACACCGCGATTCGAGACGCCGTTAACAACACACCAACTATTGCGTTTAATACCTACTCGGCTGAAATCTATACAAGAAATGGTATTCGAGTAGATGCTGTTATTCCACACGGCATTGATACCGATTACTTTTGCCCTGAAGGCGAGAAGGACTGGGGAAAAGTAGTAACAAGCGCAGCATGGGCAAATCAACCACATAAAGGCGTGCATATTCTCAAGGCGGCTCTGCGTCGCGCAAAGGTAGATGCTACACTTATAGTAGGCACAACACGCGATAACGTTAGAAAAGTATTACAACGATCAGGAATTTGGGTGGGAAGTAGCGTATATGAGGAAACATTTTGGCTAAGTTTAACAGAGGCAATGGCGGTTGGTTGTGCTGTTATTGCTACGGATGTAGCAGGTGGTAAGTTTCAAGTTCGACATGGCGCAACAGGACTAATAGTTCCCAAACTCGATATTCAAGCTATGGCTGACGCAATCACCCACCTCGTTAGTGATCGTGAGCGTGCTATGATTCTCGGCAAGAACGCTAGGAAATGGGCAGCAGAAAACTATAGCTTCGCACGCTGGGGTCAGAACCTCTTACAATTCTATGAAAAACTTCTACAAGGATAGTCATGGTAAACTCCGTTGTAAAACGCGATGGGCGTACTGTGCCCTTCAAACAAGAAAGAATTACAAATGCCATTTTTAAGGCTGCGCAAGCCGTAGGTGGTGAAGATCGTGAACGTGCAGTTCTAATTTCTACTGCCGTAGTAGATAGTCTTAATGCGCAGTTTACTGACGATAACATACCAAGTGTTGAGCAGATTCAAGATACCGTAGAGAAGATACTTGTTGCGTATGGTCACGCAAAGACAGCAAAGGCGTTTATTCTCTATCGTGACCTGCACAGTAAATTGCGTGATATTCACGCACTAATAGATGCTAACGAGCTAGTACAAGGGTACTTAGATCGCCTAGACTGGCGAGTTAATGAGAACTCGAACATGAGTTACTCGCTACAGGGGCTCAATAACCATATTTTTACTGCTGTGAATAATGCTTACTGGCTCAATCAACTATATCCTCGCAATATCCGTAATGCACACATGAATGGCGATATTCACATCCATGACCTCTACCTACTGGCAGCATATTGTTGTGGCTGGAGCTTAGAGGACTTGTTGCTTCGTGGCTTTGGTGGTGTGCCGGGTAAGCTAGAGTGTAGTCCGCCTCGGCACTTTCGCTCCGCTTTGGGTCAAATTGCTAACTTTCTTTATACTGTTCAGGGCGAGGTGGCGGGCGCAGTAGCAATTAGTAGTTTTGATACACTGCTTGCACCTTATGTTTGGGCTGATGACTTGGAATATGATGAAGTCAAACAAGCTATGCAAGAGTTCATCTTTAACATGAACGTGCCTACGCGAGTAGGGTTTCAGTGCTTCTCAGAGGATACTGAGATTCTAACTAGTTATGGGTGGCGAAGTTACCAAGATGTAAAAGTTGACGACGCTATAGCTACATATAATCCCGATACTGAAATAATAGAGTATCTCCCGGTACTACGAATGTTTAGTGCACCATACTCGGGAATAATGTACAACCTAAAAAACAGAGTGAATGACCAGCTTATATCACCTGGGCATAGAGTTGTAAGGCGGGGGTTCAACAATAACAAGAAGATTACTATTCAGCCAATTGAGCAAGTACTAGAGTATAATTCGCCAGTTTGCATACCACTCCTGACAGGCGGAAACTCTATGGGTAGCAGCGAGCTAAATAATGACCTCGTTCGTATTGCTGCATGGATTATCTCAGATGGAACTTGGGATAAAACTGGTAGAGGTTTTGGAAGAATAACCATTTTCCAAAATAAAGACAAACACCCCGATGCATACCAGGAGATTATAGAAATCCTTGACAGACTTGAATTGGTCTACTCTATTAATGATAGCACTACTGGGTTTGGCTCAGTAACTCAAATACGTATTGACACACCTGGCTCACGACAGTTGGTAGAGAGTTTATGGAAAACTAGCAAAGACCAGGGCCTAAAGTTTATTCCAGAATGTATATTAAACGCAGATACCCGCCTTTCACGTCTTTTCATAGAAACTTACTTAAAAGGTGATGGCGATACCATCAGAGTAAGAACATCTACAGCGAGTAAAGAAATCAGGGATGGCTTGATCCATGTAGGAATAAATGCGGGCTTTATGTGTACAGTCTTTACGCGGGAATTTGATGGTCATTCGACCAATAAACAGGACTTATATGTTATTAATTTCCTCCGTTCAGAAAATACATATATTCAGGGAGTACGAGAAGTTCCTTATGAAGGTATAATTTGGTGTCCAACTACTAAGAACGATACTGTTATAGCGCGACGAAATGGAAAGACATTTATCACGGGAAACACACCATTCTCAAATATTACTATGGATGTACAGGTTCCCGCACACTTAGCTGATGGTAGTGTTGTCTTAGCTGGTGCATATAATCCACATACATATGGCGAGTTTCAAGAACAGGTTAATATGATTAATCGTGCATTCGCCGAGGTAATGCTGGAAGGCGATGCCAGCGGGCGAGTGTTTACTTTTCCTATACCTACATACAATATCACAGCTGACTTTGAATGGAATAATCCTAGCCTTGACGCTATGTGGCAAATGACGGGTAAGTATGGCATTCCCTACTTTGCCAACTTTGTCAACTCTAATATGAATTTAGAAGATACGCGTTCTATGTGTTGCCGGCTTCATATCAATACCAGTGAGCTAAACAAGCGTGGCGGTGGGCTTTTTGGTTCAAATCCGCTAACGGGAAGCCTGGGTGTAGTTACGCTGAATATGGCACGCATAGGATACACAAGCGATACGGACGAGGAGTTTCTAAATCGCGTAGCCGAACTAATGGATATAGCGCGCGACAGCCTACTCCTCAAGCGACAGGTTATAGAGGGCTTTACAGAAAAAGGGTTGTATCCCTACTCTAAGTATTACCTCAATAATGTAAAGAGGCGTTTTGACTCCTACTGGGCCAATCACTTTAACACCATCGGCGTCATTGGTATGAACGAGGCGCTACGTAACTTTATGAATGTAGACTTAACTAGTGAAGTTGGTCGCGCCTTTACATTGCACGTTCTTGACTTTATGCGTAAACGGCTACTGGCATATCAAGAAGAAACTGGCCAGATGTTTAACCTTGAAGCCACACCGGGGGAAGGCGCATCCTATCGCCTTGCACTACTAGATAAAGAAAGATTCCCCAATGCCTTCACGGCTGGACAAAATGTGCCATACTACACCAACTCTACGCAGTTGCCTGTAGATGCAACTGATGACCTATTTGAGGCGCTTGGCTGGCAGGATGAGATTCAAACTCAGTACACTGGCGGCACAGTCTTTCACGCTTATCTGGGCGAAAGCCTATCAAATACAACTCTGATTAAGCAAGTTGTCAGGACTATAGCTCTTCGATTTCGTCTGCCATACTTTACTATTACACCAACATTTAGTATCTGTCCCGAGCATGGATATATCACGGGGGAACACTTTACTTGCCCAACGTGCGAATCTGACTGTGAAGTTTACTCAAGGGTGGTTGGTTATATACGACCGGTGAAGCAGTGGAATAGAGGTAAGCAAGCTGAGTTTGCCGAGAGGAAAAGCTTTGAGACAATGCGTGTCGCCGCCGTTCCCAAGGAGTAAGTAGATGAAAGTATTATTACAAATGAGTGGTTACTCATGGAGATTATGTCATAAATGAAGATAGGGCCGTACACTTTGGGTTATAATGACGAGAATCAGGGAATATATATGGGTGATTCTCAGGTTTTAAGTCAAGAGTTGCCCGATGAAAGTATAGATTACATTGTTACGGACCCCCCATATCCTCGAAAGTATCTGCACCTCTATGAGTGGCTGGCAAAGGAAGCTAGTCGTGTTCTAAAACCTGGCGGTCTTTGTTTGGCCATGAGTGGTCATTACCACCTACCCACCGTTATAGATTTAATGGGTAAGTACTTATCCTACCACTGGATATTTGCAATATATCTCCCGGGACCAAAGAATAGTGTTTTCCCACGAAAGATTCTGGCTAGTTGGAAACCAGTTCTCTCCTTTTCCAAGGGCAAGTATACGGGACCCTGGTGGGTGAAAGATATTTTCTTCTCACCAGCGCGAGAAAGCGGACTTCATATATGGCAACAATCGGTAGCAATGATGGAGTGGTTCGTTTGTCGCTTACCGCCTGACAGTATTATTCTCGATCCGTTCTGCGGGTCAGGAACTACCTGTGTGGCTAGTCGTATGAATAATCGAACATACCTAAGCTTTGATAATGATGAAGTGGCTGTGCATACAGCACGCGAGCGACTTAAGACAGTGCAACCTTATCCTATTATGGTAGAATATGAGCAGCCCATGATAGGGAATTTATTATAGAAGAGGATAAGAAAGTTCGACATTCATTATGAATTCGGCCCGAATATTCAATGTTTACAGTATACAGCAATACACGTATACTACTTAAGTAGTACTGGTATACATGTATTACTGTTTGCAGTAAACAAATAAGATTCGGACCGAATTCTGAATGAATTCATAACTTTTGAAGGGGAGCTATAACGTAATGAAAAATGATCGCTCGCTTATGTTTAGAATGCCTGAAAATCTTTTTCAGGTTCTCGAAAATTATGCCAGCGAATTACACGTAAGTAAATCAGAGTTCATGCGAGGTATGCTACGAACTTTAGCATCCAATAAGGCTATAGAACCAGAAGACTTTGCCAAAGAAATTAAAGCTGATATTGTGTCTACCAAAGAACCTCCCAACATAGAGGGTCATATCGTCTCAACACGGGTACCACTCGGGCACCATGATATAATTTCTAGTTATGCTGATACAAAAAATACCTCAGTTTCAGCCATTGTACGCGCTTTAATCAGGGCTTTTGCTGAGGGTAAAACCACAATTTCTAGTAACTTGCCAGTCAGACAACATGTTCGGAAACAAACGAATCCAGATAGCGAAGGAGTTTATAGAAGTCAAAGTAAGTGGGCTAATGCAGTAAAATCACGCGATAACTATTGCTGTGTTGAATGTGGAGATCAAGGGCCAGTTGTAGCTCATCATATCATTTTTATTGAGAGTGGTGGGGAACACACATTAGAAAATGGCATGACTCTCTGTCATCCCTGTCATAGCAAGAAACATACAGTTGACGACTACATAGGCATAGACGTTCCCAATGCCTGGAAAACCAGGGAGAGAAATTATAAAGGTAACCATGGTGGCGAGACAGAAGCATTCTGGAAGGAGCAATTGGCCCGTCTAAACACTCGCCGATGTATCAAGTGGACAAGGATAACTAAGAGGTATATTAACACGTTTCTACAAGATATACCTGAACACGTTGTCAAAAGAACAGTCATTACGCTGTGTCCAGACCCGCGCGCTATTAAACAGAAACCCGTAGAGTCATTCATACCTTATAAGGAAGAGCTTACGCCACCAACTTTGATTTGGTTAGAGGGAGAACAAGATGCGAGCACCAAGGAAGAATCTATCAATACATAAAGACACCCATAAGTTACTAAAAGTCATTGCGCTATTCCAAGAGGAAACAATCACGAGTCTTATACATCGACTGGCGCTAAAGGAAGCTAGAAGAATCGGCGAAGAAACAATCCTTCAGCATCTAGCATCACTTCTTCCGAGGGAGATATAATGCAGTATGAGGACGTAAAAGTAAGACCTGCGACACATCAGAAACTTCTAATGTTGCGCAAAGCTACTAGTTTACCCATGGTAAGAATTATTGATGCAATGACTGATAAAGCTATGCTGATGGTAATGGGCGAGATCGCACCAGAGCTACAGATCAATTGGGGTCGGCAAACGAAAAATGCGCTAGAAGCTCTTGCGGAAGCACAAAAAGAATCAATTGAGACCAAAGAGCCGCTAATGTGGATTTTTATGAAAAAGATGGGTATGAACAGGAATGAAGATGAATAAACAGCAAGGCTTGCTTGACAATAACGAACACATACGGTCTTTGCGAATTTTTGACAAAAAGAGGACAATGTGCTAGAATCATTCCCCCTGCTTTATCCCGCACCAACAAGTGGGCGCTTATGGTACAATCACAAGAAGTAGAACAAGATCGGAAACTTCATCTCTTTAGCCCCGCAGCTAGTCCTGGCGGGGCATCTATACCTGTGGCTAGTAGAGTATCAACGGAACTATACGACACTATCACACGGCTCGTAGAACATCCCAACAGTCCCTGGGATACAAAGGCCGAGTTTATGCGCGATGCACTTGATAACTTCATAGACTTTGTGGCCGGCGGTGTTAGTGATGGAACAGCAATACCGCAAATCATAATGTTAGTCAGAGTACTACGAGATCGTAGCGAACAATCCACAACACTTAGAAAGCTATCAAGGAGCGTTTATGATACTCTTGAAGAACTAGAAATCTATTATAGAGATAGGGACCTTGCCAAGCTAGCTATACGAATGGAAGAGACTGCCGAAACAATACAGGCAATAGAGGATTACTTCTGGTTCAGACGAGCTATAGAAGGGTTATTTTCCAGTTCTATAACAGTTAAGATTATGGAGGCATTGGAACGCAGCAACAATATCGGTCCAAGTGCAAAAGCTATTTGGCAGACCTGGCAAAATCTGAGGGAGGAAATACCCAGTGAAGCCACCGCAAAAACCGAGTGATTTAGGTTTTCCAGAGTTTGAGGAATTCAGACCTGGTCAAGCTGAGATTATTGCCGAGATTGTTAACATTTTCCAAAGCGGCAAAAGAATCATAATCTTAGAAGCGCCGACTGGTAGTGGTAAAAGTCTCATTGCTATGTCGGTTATTGCCGCACTGAATCAACGTGCGGTAATAACAACACAGACTAAACAACTGGCTTCGCAGTATCACGACGCTCACCCGACCACTACCGTTATTCAGGGGCGAGAGAATTACCAGTGTGCACTACAGCCCGAGTTACCTTGCGCTATAGGTCCATGTATAGCAGCAAGTTTTGAGTGTGCAAGCAAGAAGTCAATTTGCCCCTACTACCTTGCCAAACAAGACGCACTAAAGTCACCATGTGCCATTATGAACATTTGGTACTTTATGTATGAAGCCAACTACGTGGGCGGATTCTCTAATAGAGACTTGTTAGTAATAGATGAGGGGCACTTGCTAGAGAGTGCACTAATGAGTTTTATTTCCATCGAACTATCTAAGCGGCAGCTTACGCTTCTCGGCTGCGAACTGCCGTCGTTACAAACTACGCAGCAAGTAAGTATGTGGGCAGAGAACGTAATGCCCAAACTCCAAAGTATGCTTGCTGATGCTATTTACGAAGATAACCCACGGCGATATAGAAACTTACAAACACAGAATAAAAGAGTACAAAGTATAGCAAGCACTGACTTAAGTAAGTGGATACTAACGAAGACCTATCATGGTTACACGTTAAAGCCGGTTTGGGTTACAACTTATGGTAACCCGGCTATCTTTCAACACGCTAGTAAAATCCTAATAATGTCAGCTACAATTAGAGACGCCAAGCAGTACTGTAAGTGCTTGGGTATACCACAAAGTTCACTGCATTACATGGAAGCCCCATCACACTTTCCCAAAGAACACAGACCAATAAACTTTTGGCCTGTTGCCAAGATAGGTTATAAGTCAACCCCACGTGACTATAGTAAGCTTGTAAAAGCTATTGATACTATTTTGGAACTTCATAGGGGCGATAAGGGAATCTTGCACACTGTCTCATATAAACTGCTAAAGAAAATTGTAGCTGCTTCACGACATAATGGCCGTATACTAACACATGATTATAAAAATAGGGAGGAAGTTATAAGAAGGTTTAAAGAGTCTAAGAGAAACCCTGTTCTAGCATCACCATCTATTGGTATTGGATTGGACTTACCAGATGATGAATCACGATTTTGTATTATTGCCAAAGTGCCCTGGCAAGATATGTCGGATGAACAAGTAAAGAAACGTGTTAATGATGATCGTGGCTGGTACTCTTGGAATACAGCTTGTGCAATGATACAAATGAGTGGGCGGTGTATAAGGTCGGATACCGATTACGCCACCACTTATCTACTTGACGGACATGCTGGATGGTTTATGCAAAGGAATGCACGACTATTCCCAATTTGGTGGAGGGAATCTGTATACCATGTAGAAAAACCGTCGCAGTTTGTTCTTCCTCGCACTGTAATGCAACCCAAACTAGCCTGGTAGGTTGCTTTGCAGATATATAAGGAGTAATAATGACCGATCAGAACGCAGTACCGAAGAAATGGTTTGAAGAGACACCTGATAGTATTGTTGTGCTTGTTTCGGGCCTTGATATTATCCCCACACAACGCTTCAATAGAGAGGGTGAGCAGGAGCTCATGGACACCATTGTTCTGCAATGCGATGACCTCACTGGGCGATTTCCTGATGGCACCACACAGTGGTTTACGCCCAGCAACCACCCTAACAGTAAGTGGCAGAAGTGGCTCAAGGTTGTAAAGGCCAAGAGTGGAGTGAAGGTGCGGAGCTCTAAGGACCTAGTGGGCCGATACTTCATAGCCGAGTTCCATCAGTGGGAGTGGGGTGGCGGCCTGCCAGCTAGTCGCGTACTTGAACTTGTCGAGGAGTTGCCGGGCCTAGAAGTCGCTGAGACTAAGGCTCGTGAGTTCGGTGGAGGTTCTACAACGAGTTCAACAGGAGCTACTTTCGATGACCTTACAGATGAACAGAAAGTAGTTATCGAGCTTATTGACGGCAAGACCTACGAGGCATTTTTAACCGAAGCCGTCACTGACGCAAGGGTTTCCAGTAACCCAGCGCTGCTAACACGACTTGTAGACCCTCAGAGACTATTGGTTGAGGCGATGATTGACCTTGGTTACCTCAACCTCAATGATGACGAGACATATTCGGCATCACAGTAGTTTACCATTCATCCTCTCGTCAAACCAGGCTTGGCGAGAGGATGAAAACATAGGAGATTAATGATCCTTGTAGATAAGTTTGAACCACAAGAAGTACTAGAGGCCCTAAGCGAACACGCCCGGCAAGCATCAATGGATACAGGTGATTACGCCTTTACTACATGTAGTGGGCAAAGCGTACTTATAGAGCGCAAGCAAGTTAGTGACCTTCTACACTCTCTAAGCACAGGCCGACTAATGGATCAATTACGCCGCATCATCATAGAAAGTGATATTCCCATCCTACTCGTCGAGGGATTCATCACAATTACTAAAGATGGCTTTGTACGATACAGGGCTGGTAAGTCAAGGTGGCGCTATACCTCCGTACAAAATCTAATCTTAACAGCACAGTTATCAGGTGTTTATCTTATTCAGTCACCAAGTCAATATAATACGCCGCGAATAATTCTTAGTCTTTATAAGTACTTTCAGAAGCCAGAACATACTAGCTTAGTACGGCAGAAAGTCTTTACCGTTTTCCCCAAAGATAGAGATTATAAGCGTGCTGAAATGCTTATGAGTTTACCAGGTGTGGGCGTAGAAATTGCTACACGGATGGTAGAGAGATTTGGTACGCCAATGACAGCATTTAGCGCATCAGATGAAGAGCTAAATGAAGTAGGTGGTCTTGGCCCTAAAAAAATCAAAGCCATAAGAAAGTTTCTCGATGACCCTCGATAGGCCCGATAACTATAATGAACGCCTTCACTACCTTGTGGCTAAGTATGTAATGGGATGGGAACTAAAACATATACAAGAA